TTTTTTTTCAAGCAGAAGACGGCATACGAGATCTGATCGTGACTGGAGTTCAGACGTGTGCTCTTCCGATCTATACATAATCTTTGCAAAAACTGTCCGAGGATGACCTCATCGACAGTATTAAGGTGCTTGTCAGTCTTGCAAAGATTATGTATGGATGGCAGAAGGGAGACATTACAAATGGAAATGCGTAAATTCATTATTGAGATTCACCCCGACGGCACTTTGACATGCTGCGAGTACGAGGATCAGAAGGACGCTATCCGAGCCGCAAACAATCGTGCATGGTTGGCCGGTTATAAGCAAGCTCTCATCCATTGCGACGAGCAAGTACGCACCCTTGAGGGTTTTAAAGGGACATGCTTGTCATCCGATCTTATGTACCAGGGGGCCGAATCCGTTCGTTTTGTGATGTTATCGGCCTATCGTGAATACCTTAACAAAAAATAAGTCGAAACGGCCTCCGGGCCGTCTACCGGGGCCGCCCGCCCGGTATTGATAATGACAGGGCACATAATGAAAGGAGCTATATATATGTCCGAAAACAATGGTGCAATGATGGTGTCCGATGTGATGAATACTGGTGTTGGGTACACCGATATGAACCTCTCTGACCGCTCTGCCGCAGTTGCATTCTACAATGCGACAAGCAACCCCGCCAACAAGCTGAAGGAGCACGTCAATGAGGTGCTGTCGCTGGTCCATGTGTCTGTTGAGTGCGTGGAGGTCAGCAAGGACGATGTTCCCGAGGGCAAGACGATTGCACCCCGCGTTGTCCTCATTACCGAGGATGGGCAGTCCTACGCCTGTGTTTCCGTGGGCGTGTATCAGTCTCTGAAGCGGATGTTTACGCTGCTAGGCACTCCTGATACGTGGACGGAGCCGGTGCGGATCAAACCTGTGCTGATTAGCACCAAAAAGGGCCAGGTTTTGTCTTTGAATCTGGTTTGATCTACCAGATGGCCGCCGCACATGCGGCGGCCATATTTATTATAGGAGGCCCCATGAAAAGTAAAGATAACAGAGTATCCTTGCGGGACTGTGACGATTCCATAATATATCTTGCCTCTACCATTGTATATAGTGGAGTTGCAGACAAAGATGTTGAGTTTTTCCGCTCCGAATGGGCCAAAATCATTTTCAACGGATTGGGCATAGAAGCGGACCCTCTGGACTGGTATTATATGATCTTAGATAGAAAGGGGCGTAAGAAACATGGCAGTAGGTGCAGCTAAAGCAAGTGCTACCCTTAAATACAGTGCCGAGCTGTATACCCCCTATGCCTTGGAATCTTGGCCAGATAATCAGATGCGCAAAGAATACACCCGACTGCGCGACATTGCGCAGAAGCGTATTAAGCGCCTATCCGCGGACCCCATCAGCGGCACAAGCGACGTTTATAAAGAATTTGCCGGAGGTTTTCCCACCCTAAAGGCAATGCGCGGAGACCGTAAAGCATTGGAACAGGCGCTCGCAGATGTAGCGCGTTTTGTGCGTTCTAAAGGTTCCACCGTTGGCGGTGCACGTGAAGAATTTACGCAAAAAATGAAAGTCGGTGGTATTGATGTAGCCGACGTGCCCAAGGATCAGTACACGGCCCTGTCGGAATGGTGGGAGATCTTAAAAGCATCGGGCGTATACTACTATCCGTCCGACCAGCCGGTTATGTACTGGCGCGAGAAAGGCGGCTACAATGTTAGTATTGACGATTTTGTAAAGTGGCAGCAAGGTGAGGTCAACTATGGCAAAGAATGGGACTACAGCGACGGCAGTAGTTCCGCCGACCTGCGCGGAGGCTTTGGCGGAGGCTTGTAATTATAACCCTGTCCCGTGGCTTATGGAGCATTTAGATCGCAAACACACAAAAGGAAAGAAACGCAAAACGAACAAGAAGCGCCTATATGTGAATGTGCCGTGTGCGTTTGATATTGAGACTAGCCGAGTATGTGTTGATGCGGACGACAATCCACACACCATAATGTATATTTGGCAGTGTCAACTTGGTCTGGATATTACCATTATTGGTAGGACGTGGGACGAGTGGCTGAACTTTACGGGAGCAATCAGCGACTATTTGCAAGCAAACAGCGGCCCGCAAGGTGATTGGTATTTGTGCATGTACGTTCACAATCTTGCACATGAATTTCAATATTTGTCGGGTGTTCTGGATTTTGGCCCGGATGATGTGTTCGCCAGCAAACCCCGTAGGGTCTTAAAATGCGACAATCGCGCTATTGAGTACCGATGCAGTATGCGGCACAGCAATTTGTCCCTTGATGCCTGGGGTAAACAGTTGGGTGCCCCACATGCCAAATTGACCGGGGCACTTGATTATTCCAAAGTTCGGTATCCATGGACTTCTTTAACGTCTACAGAATTAGCGTATTGTATCAATGATGTCAGGTGCATTGTGGAGTGCCTGTTAATCGAGATGAACCGAGATGGCGATGACCTGTACACTCTACCATTAACGCGCACTGGCTACGTCAGACGGATGGCCCGAGAAGCAATGTACAAATGGGGCATTGAACGGGTCAAGCGCCTTTTGCCGTCGTGGGACCTATACCAAATGTTGCGGGAAGCGTTTAGGGGCGGTGACACTCACGCAAACCGCTATTATGTAGGGTTACATTTGGAAAATGTCGGTTCCGTGGATATGTCGAGCGCATACCCTGCCGTTCAATGTGAATGTTATTTTCCTATGACTTCATTTAGGCAGGAACCGGCCACCGTAGAGCGTTTGATGCAATGTATGAGGCACGGCAAGGCGTGTCTGATGCGCTTGCAAGTGAAAGGTTTGCGTCAGCGTTTTAAGTGGTGGGGGTTTCCATATATCCCACTTGCAAAAGTTCGGCATTGTGAAGGATACATTAACGACAATGGCCGTCTGCTGTCTGCTGAACAGTTCGAGATCACCATAACCGATATAGATTTTAGAATCATTGCCAAAGAATATGATTGGGACGCTCTTAACGTTATGGACCTGTACACGTCCGATTATGGCAAACTGCCAAAGCCCTTGACGGATTGTGTAAAAGAGAGTTATACAGGTAAAACATCCCTTAAAGGTGTTCCCGGTCAAGATTTGTATTATGTCAAGGCCAAGGGCGATCTCAATAGCTACTACGGCATGACCGCACAAGACCCCTTGCAGCTTGACACACTTTTTGACGAGGATGACCCCGACAATCTTTGGAGCGAATGCACCGACGACCCGGAGGGCAGTTATAACGACCACAGCCCCCACTTGTTTCTGCCCTACCAATGGGGCGTATGGACAACGGCCCACACTCGCAAGCGCCTAAAAATAGCGCAATGGGCCGCGGGCAAGAATGGTGTGTACTGCGACACTGACAGCGTCAAATACATGGGTAATATTGATTTAGTGGAGTTTAACAAATCTGTGACACAGCTTGCGAAAGATAATGGTGCATGTGCTACGGACCCCAAAGGCAATACTCATTACATGGGCGTGTATGAGCAAGAGCGCAGCTATGCGGAGTTTATGACATGGGGCGCTAAAAAATACGCAACTACCTATAAAAAGGGCGGGCCGATCACTACTACCATAGCCGGAGTTAGCAAACGGAAAGGCGGTTTGGAGCTGGCCCTGTGGGGTGGCTTTGAGGTGTTCAAGCCAGGCTTTACGTTTTGTCTTGCCGCCGGAAATCAGGTTATTTATAATGACCGGCCCAATGTGCCCGATTTTGTGGTTGACGGGCATACGGTACATATAACAAGAAACCTGTGTATTTGTGATAATACCTATACGTTGGGTATTACCGACGACTACGCAAAGATATTAGGGTACAAGATTATGGAGGTTGTCTGATGATTAAACTGTACACTGATGAAGGTTGGCCGAATTTTTCTGAAAAAGATGGCATTTTGTCCACAGGGGCCCCCATTATTTTCATCTGGGGCGGACGTGGTACCGGCAAGACCTATGGGGCGCTAAAGCACGTTCACCAGACCGGCGACGAATTTCTGTATTTGCGTAGGACGCCGCAGCAGGCGGAACTTATTTGCGCATCGCCCATTATGTGGCCGTGGTCTCCGTTGAACGATGATTTGCAAACACATTATGCGCCGTTCAAATTGCCAAAAATTGCCGGTATCTATGAAGTGGGCAATGCTGGGGCCTATACCGATACAGGAAGCCCCATTAAACCGGCCCAGATGTCGGGAGTTGTGGGAAGCGTGGTCACACTGGCCCGTACTCGTGGTTTTTCAAGCCCCCATACCAATATAATTATTTTGGACGAGTATCAGAAAGAAGAGACCGACTATTACCGGCGGGGGGAGGGTGTGGGCCTTGCCAACATTTATGAGACAGTCAACCGTAACCGCGAATTGCAAGGGCAGAAGCCCCTGACGTTGTTGTGTATGTCAAACGCTGTTGGCATGGCAAACCCCTATTATATGCAATGGGAAATTACAGATGCGGTTGAAAAGATGATCGGCAAGAAAGAGCGCGTTAAGCTGTTGGCCAATAAAGGCATTTTGTTAGTCGATCTTGTAGATAGACCCATTGCAAAAGAGAAAGCCAATACGGCCCTCTATAGGTCCATGACCGGCACAGATTTTTACAGGTCCGCTATTGAAAACCAATACAGCGCCGAGGAGAAAAGTCTTGTTGTATCCCGGCCCCTCCGGGAATACTACCCACTTGTTCAAATTGGGCGGTGCTGCATTTATGAGCACAAGAGTAAACCCCTCTACTATGTGTGCCGGCATCGGTCTGGCGAGATGCCCACATACGGCACCGGCGATTATGAGCGAAAACGATTCAGGGCCGCGTATGGGTATATCTGGCCCGCGTACTTGCAGAGGCAAATCGAATTTGAGCGTTACTCGGATGAAATTTTCTTTCGTGAGTATTGCGGTACTTGACTTTTTTACACAGTTAGTATATATTAAAGTAAATCCCAGGTGCCCACAGGCAGCCCCCGGAAGGGGCGGGCAAGCGTCAGCCAGCGCAAGAACCTGGGATTTACTTGTATCTGTATGGGAGGTGATGTTATATGAACGTTTATGCAGTTCTGGCCGTTCTGGTGTTTATTGGTATGGATGTTGTCAGCGGCATGGTGAAAGCCTTTTCTACCACGGGTTTCGATTCCAGCGTGATGCGTCAGGGGTTTTATCACAAACTCGGGGAAGTTCTGGCCGTGGGGTTGCTCGCTGCCGCTGATTTCTACTTGCCCCTTGTCGGCGTCAACGTCGATGTGTCTTTCTCGGCCATCGGTTGCGCCTATTTTGTTTTGATGGAAATTGGCAGCATTATCGAGAATATCGGAACGATCAACCCTGAATTGGTGGGGCCTCTTACTAAAATTTTTGCAAAACTCAAGGGGGATTAACCATGGGTTGTTATATCATTCTCGCCCAGTCGATCACAAACGAGCGTGCTTTTCTGCTGGCTGACCTTTGCACTCGTTTGGGCATCGGCTACTATAGCGACTGGGCAGACGTCGCCCACACGCGGCAGTGTTGCGCGGTGGGTCCTCTCTCCAAAGGCGATAAAGATCAGGTCATTAAATGCTTGACACATGACACATACGTTGTAATGGAGGCGACCAAAGTTGAAAATCAGTGAAAAAGCGGCCCTCGCTATGGCCGGATACACCAAAGCAGAGATCGAAGCTATGGAGCAGCCCGTCCCGCAGCCCGTCCCGCAGCCCGTGCCGCAGCCCGTCCCGCAGCCCGTGCCGCAGCCCGTCCCGCAGCCCGTCCCGCAGCCCGTGCCGCAGCCCGTGCCGCAGCCCGCGCCGCAGTACGACGGCCTCGAAACCCTGTTGCGGGAGATTTTGCAGGGCCAGCAGACCAGCGCCCAGGCAATGCAGACTATGACCCAGACGTTGCAGGCAAACGCGCTTGGCCTTGGCATCCAGCAGCAGCCGGCGGCAGATGCTGCCACTGTGACAGCCCGAATTATCGACCCTACCTACGGAAAGGAAGTGAAGTAATATGCCTCTGAGTATGGATTTTGCGGACATTGCCGCAATTCTGACAGAGATCAACAAACTGGCCACCGGTCAGAAACCGACGACGCCTATCGTGGATACGTCCAGTTTCGTTTCGGTGGCGCAGGCCACGCTGCTGACCGGCCCCGACAATTACACCAAGGCGATCAGTCAGGTGTTGGGCCGCACCATCTTTGCCGTCCGCCCCTATGACGCGCCCCTGAAGCGCTTGCAGGTCACGGGCGACGACTGGTCGAACCATGTGCGGAAGATTAATTTCTGCGACACCGACCCCGTCACCGACAAGGCGTGGGCGCTGAAGGACGGCCAGAGCGTGGATATGTACGAAGTCCACAAGCCTAAAGTTCTTCAGACTAACTACTATGGCCAGACCAACTACAGCCGCGTGTACACGCAAGCTGATACCCAGATGGAAGCGGCCTTCAAAGGCCCCGAGGAACTGGCGCAGTTCTGGGCCTCGTTCGTGCTGCATCTGTCGAACCAGATCGAGGCAGACCGGCGGAACCTGGCCAATAACCTGATGGCCAATCATCTGACCGGCATGACTGTGGCCAGCCCTCGCAGCGTTATTTATCTGCTCGACGAGTACAACGCCCAGCAGGGCACGAAACTGACCGTGCAGGATGTGTACAAGGAAGCGAACTTCCCGGGATTCGCAAAATACGCCTATGGCCGTATCAACGATATTTCTCGCCTGATGAAGGAGCGTACCATCAACTGGCACCAGAATTGGGAGATCGGCAGCACGACGTACAACATCATGCGCCACACCCCATATGATCGTCAGCACCTCTACCTGTACAGTGGCACGCAGAGCCAGATCGACGCCCGCGTGATTCCCGAGGTGTTCCATGATAACATGCTGAAATACCGCGATGCCGAACAGGTCACGTTCTGGCAGAACATTGACGAGCGCGAGACCATCTCTGCGACGCCTGTTGTGACCAGCACCGCCGGTGTGGCGTCCAAGAATGCAGCGGTAAAGCTCTCCAATGTGTTCGGGTGCCTGCTGGACTGGGATGCAATCGGATACACTCCGAAGCTGTCCCGCGTGGTTCCTACGCCCATGAACGCCCGCGGCCTGTATACGAATTTCTGGTACCACTACGGGTGGTCGTGGTATGACGACTTCACCGAGAACGCCGTTCTGTTCCTGATGACCGCCGGAGATGTCACTGCACCCAGCATGGGCAAAGCAGCCAGAGCTTCCACCCTTAAAACCACCACGCACAAGGACGCGGACCCCTCGAAGTCCTGACCGGCACCGGCGGGCATCTGCCCGCCGGTTATTTTATAGGAGGTGCAAAATGCAAGCTATTTTTTACCAGTTTGCAAAGCGCACAAACAGCACAAAGCGGCCCAGCGGTGGGCAGGAGTTCGGAATAGACCTTAAAGCCCCTTGCAACATCATTGACCCCGAGATCAAGATTGCAACACAAAGCGACCCCACCGGGCACAATTATTGCTACCTTCCCACATTCAGCCGGTATTACTGGGTGAAGAATTGGACGTATGCCGACGGGCTCTGGAGTGCCTCTCTGACTGTTGATACGCTGGCAAGCTACCGCGACCAGATCGGCAATAGTACAGAGTACGTCACAAGATCGTCTGCTCAGTACTATTGCAGATCGGAAGAGCACACGTCTGAACTCCAGTCACGATCAGATCTCGTATGCCGTCTTCTGCTTGAAAAAAAAAA